TATTGTTCTTGCTACACGTGGAATAGGAACCCATTCATTGTCTTCTTGTAGGTCAGTCGGTTGTGGTAGTTTCCATTGTCCTAATGGCTTAGTCATCGTCATCCTGTGATTGTTTAGCTGGCATTAACATAACGCCACCCTTAGCTTCTACCTGCATCTTCTCAGTTTTAACTAAACCAGTACGATCTAGTAATTCTTTAGCTGCAGACATCTTATCACGAATACCTAACTCAGTAGGATCGTACAAAGCACTAACCATAGCCATTGCAGCTTTAGGTACGTTACGTGCTAAATAGCTGTGTGTTACATCAATAATTTCTTCTTTAAGACTATTGGTTATCTCACGGTTAGGTGTATTGGGCGAATACCCAGCAAGTTTCTTAGCCATAGTAACATCGCCACCTGCCTCATCCATAAGCACATCTAAAAACTTTTGTTGACGTTCTGTTAATTCACGAGCCATATTACATCATTTCAAAATGTGGGGCATCAATAAAAGGTCTACGTCCTTGTGACCTACGAAGATCTACGTATGCGTTCATTGCATCTTCTGCAGTACCAGCATACTCTCTAATGTCTCCTTCACTCCATGCAGCACCCCATTTAATTGCTACATCATTCTTTCTAGCAGCTTCAGCCATAGCATCACAGATGTCATCATAGACATTGAGTTCCCAAGAAATGTCTGAACCAAAGTATGCAACTAGATCTACAGCACGACCCTCAAGATGCTTAGACTTCATAGTCTGTGATCTACCAGATTCGTACAGTTTCTTTTGTTCTTCTAGTGTACGTAGACCAAAGGTAACACCAAAGTCTACTTTCGTAATACCAATAGCATCCTTTACGACTGCTACAATACCTTCGTCTACACCCTTTAGTTTCTTCATACTTCTGCTGCTTAACTTAAATGCCATTACTTTTTCCCAAAAAACTTACTTACAGAACGAATACCAATGCTGGCACTAACGATCCCACCTAAAGAATACTGATACCATGCTGGCATAGTCTCCAATGCAGCAAAACCAGCTTGTACTATACTGTTACCCCAATCACCACAAAATGCTAGAATTAGTGGAATTGAAAAGAGTAAGGTAATCCATTCGTCTTTCCAAGAGTTCTGAGTAGCATTGATAGCTGCTAGATCCCAATCAATCTCACCAGTAGCTTGCTTAACTTTAATCTCTGCATTAGCTTTCTGTACTGCTACCTTACCATCAAGATATGTAGTTGCAAGTCCACCTACTGCCCCTAAGATTTGACCAATCATTTCTCATGCCCCAGCCAAACGGCAAATGCACCTGTCATAGCACCAGTTACAGTGGCAGTAAGTGCTGTAGCCTGTGATGTCATATCACCAGCAGACAAAGACATAAACCAAAACAAAACTTCAATGTACATCCACGTCATTACTAACATCATTAGTCTTGGCATGATCTTCCAAGCTAACACACGTTCCATTGCTATAGTCATTTAAGTTCTCCTGAATCTAGCGGTTTTCTTTGCAATCTTTTTAGGTTGAGCCACAAACTGCTGACCTGCCTTCGTGCCTCTTCGTTTAGCTCTGGTTGTAGCGGCATACTCACTGCTGCTAAGAGACTTAATAGCCTTAGCAGGTAGATACCGCTCACCAGTTTTAGCACTAGGCTTCCCACTTTTAGTTCGCCAATCTTGTTTAGTCCATTTCTTTAAAGACTTTTGAGATTTAGAAAGGGCCACTACCTGTAGCCCCCACCTTTTGCTTTGTATTGCTTTGCGACCATTTGGGCTTTACGAGCCGACCACTGTCCAGCCCTTCCACCTTTGCTGCCAGCTTTAACGGATGCGACAAGACGCTTACGCATACTAGGCTTAGTATAATTTCCTGCCGCATTAACCGTAGACTTTTTGCCTGATTTCGCCACGACTGATCCCCATGTCATGCAGTTCCTTATCACTTAGATTCATAAGAATCCAATAGTCGGCTCTGCGTTGCTGATTTTCTTGTAGTTTCTTAAACATACGTTTAAACATATTCTATCTCCTATATTATGTTTAGGTAAGAATTACTTACCCTTATAGAGATAGTTATATCATACTTAGTTATAACATAGTATAGATAAGATTGCAACCCCGTTATGCATTAACTGCGGTTCGGGTCAAAGTACTCTTCTACGGAAACAAGTACTTCCATAGTATTTGTAGTCTCGCCATACACCATAATCTTATCACCTGAGTGTAGATTAAAGTATCCACCATTAACTAAATTAATTACAGAGTGTCCTGCCATACTGAGTCCATTAGCTATGTAGTGATACGCATTATCTTCAGCATGGTAAAACTGCACATACACTTTCTTAGTAGAAGTAGAACTATTACTAATGTGTAGATACCTAGTAATAGCACTAAAGTTAGCAGGGCAAGTATACACAGCGGTAGCATTAGCATCTGCCGAAGTAGACGCAATAGTATACCCTTGTGTGTGAAACTTTGACTTACTAAGATCAGGCATGTAGCTTCCTTATGCTATTATAAAGTCTACGATCTGCCCATCAGGTGTACGTAGTTTGTTTGGATTAGGGTTGTAAGCATACATCTGATTCACTAGCTTTAGATCTTCTATTGGTGTATCAGGCGTAATTCGATTAGGTTCTTTTTTATCTGTCTGTTTCTCAACGGGTTCACCTACACCATTTTCAAACACAATATTAACATGTGTTTGAAATGGCATGTTAGGTAATGGTAAGTGAGAGATAAGAGACATTACTTTTTCTTAGCCATCCCACCACGCATCATTTTCTTTTTAGCCATACCACCACCACGCATCATAGGCTTCTTCTTAGTAGCCATACCGCCACGCATCATTGGTTTCTTTTTCATTGCTCTAGGTTTCATTGCCATTGTTTCTGTCTCCGTTTTCTTCTATCTAATACGAGTGCTTCATACTCGTCTTTAGGATACACATCATAATATCCTAACTTTTCTAGTCGTAAACTTGCGTCATCTACTTTACTTAAAGATTGAATAAACAACATAGCGTATTCATCTTCTATATCAGACTCCCACTCATGTTCATACAAAAAGTCTAAGTCTGCATCTTCTGCACCAAAGTCAGGATGAAACTCCATTATGTGCAAATCTCTAGGTGTGTACGTATCGTTTAAAAATGTAGTAAACTCTTTAAGCTGTACTGCAGAAGGAAAATAATACGATGCAACTACAACTAAGTCATATGTATTATCAAACAGATTAGCCTGTGTAATAGCTTCAATACCAAGGTGCTTAGTTTCTATTACATTTACTTTGTTTTGTTTCCAAGCTTGCTGTGCATACGGACAGGCTGGTAAGCCACCTAGAGCATCGTTAGATACTTCAAGTACCTTACTAGACCAGTCTCGTATATCACTTTCTATGCTCACGTCTTAACCTTTCTTTTGCTTTACGGGCTACCTCTACAACAGTTTTTTTGCCTTGCACTTTAGCACGTTGCTCCATAACTGTCAATATCTGTATCTTTCTTGCAAAAGGTTTGTTTACTTTATTTATTCTGCGAACAGTTGCTTGAGCATCTTTAACTGTTGCAAATTTAATAGGCACAGTATCCTTTGGGTTCTCATCTGTGTATAGTCTACGATCAGAACCTTTAGGTTTTTTACCTGTGCCTATTTTAGGATCTTTAGCCATTACTTGTAAAAGATACCGCCTTTACGCATATCGGTATGACCTTTAGTAACTTTGCCACCACGCTTCATGTAGCCCATTTTATTGCGTACAGGAGTAGGCAGTTTCTTTAAACCAGTTTGATCTGCAGCAGGTTTAGTGAGTCCACCACGTTTAAATTTACGTGGTTTATCTTTACCTGTATCTTTCATCCTACGTTCCATTCTACGCAATGAAGCATCTTGACGGTCTGACTTACTCATACGTTTAAGTTTAGCAAGATTGCGTTTAGCCTCTTGTGTTAAACGACTACGTGCCTCAAGATTACGTATTGCCATGTCAATCTGATTAGGCGTAGGGTTGCCTAGTATTTCGCCTGTATCACGAACAATACCATTTGTGTTGCTACCAATAAGCTCGCTATCTTTATACTTAGTTTTAGCACCTACTTTAATTTTACCATCTTCACCAGCAAGGCTAATGCCTTTATCTTTACGTGCATCAGTACTACGTTTTTCTGCAGCTTTACGTGAACGAGCAACATCTTGACGTTTTGATGCGGCATTTAATTTATCTAATTCTTTCTTTTCTTCTGCCGTAATAGTTCCTTTTTCTTCTTTAGTTTCCAGTTTAGCAACTTTATCTGCACGTTTACGAGAACCCTTAGACGCAGCTTCTTGCATACGT